TCCAAGGTGCATTTGGAGGAGCATATACCTGGATAGTATCCTCGTGGAATGGTCTTCCTGCTTGGTTTGGAGGACTTACCGCTGGAATAGGTAAACAATGGGATGACGTTGTAAATTACTTCAATGACAAAGGCACAATTGGTGGGCAGATTTATGATGGATTAAAGAAGATTTACTGCATTATAGCTGGATGCTCACCTGGTATTATCCCTACTCTTGGAATATTATATCAAACTTTCGTAATGGTATTCAATGCTATCCTGGCCCCAGTCATGGTTGCTAGAAATATGTTAATGGCATTCTTAACTTTCATAATATTACAGGTGACTAATGTTGGAAATACTGTAATATTAATCTGGAATGCAGTTACCGGAACCGTGTCAGTTTGGATAGCCACTGGGGTGAATGTAGCTACAGGGGCCATAGATTGGGCTATTGTAATTTGGAATCAAGCCACAGGTACAATTAGTGCATGGATATCTACAGGTGTGTCAGTAGGTACAGCTGCAATAGATACTGCAAGGAGTATCTGGGATAGTTTCGTGAACACAGTTAAACAGGGAGTCACTGGTGTTGTTAACGTAGTATTTGGCAGTAGTAGTGCAGGATCACCAAATGAAGTGGATTACTTGTATGGCCAGGGGGAATATTATGAATCTGATTTCACACCAATTTCAAGTACTTCATCAGTTAGTTCTGTTGCGACAGTAACTGCAACAACTAGTAAAACTGTTATTAGTCCAGTGTTCTATATTGGTTCAATTAGTTCTAGAGAAGAAGCTGATTATGTTATACAGAAAGTTACAAAAGAATTATCTGATTTAAACGATGCAAAAGGAAATTAAGGATACAGGTTATTTTTTAAGTAACCTGTATGGAGTTGGCTATATACATTACAATACTAGACATGGATGTTTCTGAGGCTACACCTATTTCATAGGAGTTTCCTCCAGTTTCAAATATGGTATAATAACCAGTTGAGTTAATTGGAGAATTTGCTTTGGTATCTATTGTGTAACCTTTGTATTGTGAATTGGATCCAACACTAGTTTCTGTTACATTTGTATTTGGAAAACTATCTGCTAAAACATCAGCTTTCAAAGATTCCAATGACATTCCAGGATACTTTTTCACATAAGCAACAGCGTTTCCATTTTTATATTTTAGATTAGCAATAGTGTTCCCATCTCCTTCTACACAAGTCCATGTTGCTGAAGGATAATTAAATGTCACGCCTTTAGCAGTGAAATTTGTAAGAGTAACGGAAGGAGCACTTGAATTAGAAGGTGTACTACTATTTGATGTACAGCCTGATACTGCTACAATTAACCCAATCAGTCCCAGAATAGCTAAAACAACAACATATCTTTTTCCCACAATTATCACCTCATCCCTATTTCAACCGATTTAATAATCTGTTTAACACCATCATCATTTCCTTTCGATGCTATGATAAATAGATCTGAATTGTTCCCTCTGAATGCATAGCTTCTTAATCCTTTATTAACTCCAGTAACCTGTTTAGTATATTCTCTATTGCCAATGGATTTGTTATTAGTGAATTTAAAAGAACTAAGATAGTCAGAGGTTTTAGGATACAACCAAACTCTTACTTCACCTTTATGAGTTTGGAATCGAACCCAATTCACACCTTCATTCAGAACATGCCATGAATCAGGATATTCAAAAACCATCTCTCCATTATTATAATTCCCCTGCCCCACTAAATCACCTCTACTTAATCTTTTTTCATAATTTGTTATTTATCCTTTACCATTTTACGAGGTTTTCCTATGTCTTATCTAGTTCTCGACAATATCCCCCTGAAAATTAAGAGTATTGAGAAAGACCCTCAATCAAACGTGCTGAATAAGGCGTACGTTGGTGGTGGTTCTTCCATCAGTAATAGAGGATTTAAAGGTAGAAAACTAGGACTAACAGCCCATGTGGGTAAAGATCAGATTCAAAAAGTTGAAGATTTGATTAAGAAAACGGGTCCTGTCATTTTAACCTCAGAATCCCAGGCAGATTACAACTCACAGTACTATATCACAGAACCACGTTTGAATGAAAATAAAAAAGGAATATGGGCATTTACAACTACATTACTGGAATATACGGAAGCAAATATAGTATGGGCTAATTTTGAAAACTGGAATGTAACAAATGGGGGCGGTGCAGCTGGAGGGGACACCGAAACTACCAATCCCCTCCAGAATTGCCCAACATTACAATTAGGTGACCGGGGTGGTTATGTTGGAGAACTACAAACATTCCTCAAACTCATCGGGTATTATGTCTACATAAATGGACATTCCCTTGACGTTGACAATTACTTCGGAGAATACACCAAAGAAGCAGTTCAAGCATTCCAGCAAGCTAATGGCCTCACACCAACCGGAATAGTTGACACTCAAACTAAATCCAAAATGACACTCTAAGGAGGGGTGCATCTGACTACAAAAATCTATGTTCAGAATGAGCGTATACCCTTCTTTGATTTAACAATCAACAATCCACTCCAAGCAGCCAATACAATATCGTTCAGTACTGATGAACCACTTGATTTTGATTTAAACCCTCAGATTCAGGTTATGGGTGATAATCATAAGCCTTTTGGTGGATTCATAGATAAAGACACCGAAAGAGAAACCGACCTGGGATATGCTTACGATTGTATGGACTACACTAAATTACTATACGGTAAATTATACCGTGGCTGGAATAATAAAACAGCCAGTGAGATAATAACGGAACTATTACACCATCGAGGTCTTAACACTGGTGGAATCACTCCAACAACAAAACGATATCCTGAATTAATTTTTCATAGTAAGAAGGTGGTGGATGTATGTCACCAGCTGGCCAACCTTGAGTCAAATATGGAATTTTTTGTAAACAGTGACAATGTGGCCATACTCCGAACGATCCCAGAGATAAAAGAAGGATATGTTTTCTACCCACCAAGTTACACAGATTTATCATTATCACAGGATACTAGGGATATAATCACAGCAGTAAGTAGTTTTGGTGAAGATGATCGATTCCTTGGACAGGTTAAGGATGATACACTTCTAGGGCGCTATGGATTTATCGAAGACATCATTTCAGACGCAAGCCTCAAGACCGAAACTGAAGGACTGGCCAAAGCAAAAGAACTTTTTAATTCAGGAAGTAAAATCGTATTTTCAGGAAACATCACCACTCCACTACTTAAAGAGATGATGTCAGGTATTTGGATTATAATAATCCCTCCATCTTGGAGTAAATACAGTGCCAAATCATATTACGTTCAGAATGTCCGAACCACGATAAATGAAAGCACAGAAGAACATCAAATTGATTTACTGAATGGTCAACCCACACCCCCATCCGAGTGGATCTATGAGGCACCTGGACAAACTCAAGGAACCGTAACTGGTAGTATTATTATACCTGCGGAGATCATCTATTCAATTTCTGACCCTGTAGCAGCCAAAGCAAAAGAACTTGGAAATCCACGAGCCATACGTCGTTGGATAGATGCAAATATCAAATACGAATTCTATTACAATTTCAAATATAATCCAGTTCAAGTTTTACAGGTTGGTAAAGGAAATTGTTACGATCAGAGTTTATTATTTGTTCAGATGTGTCAAGCAATTGGTTACGAAGCGTACAGGCGATGTGGGCAAGTTTGTAATGGTTACGCACACTGTGATGCAATGGTTTACATTGATGGTCGGTGGATTGTTGCAGATGTTACCTGTGCAAGTAGAAATGAGTTAGAGTGAGGGGAATTAATGGGACCTGGAAATGCTAAAACATTAGATATGGAAATAAAAAGAGCTATGGCTCCTTATTTCAATTATGTAGAACCTTCCGTGTTTGCAACAGTAACACGAGTACATTCCACTAATGTTGATATCAGTTTAAAGATAGGTGAGGATAGTATTCCTTTTGGCAATGTTCCCATTGTAAAACCATGTTATGGTAATTCTGAATCTTTGAACCTGGCAATTGGGGATAAAGTTCTACTCATCTTCCAGGCTGGGAACATCAGAGCTCCAGTAATTGTTGGCAAAATATGAGGTAATGATCATGGTTGACGAGTCAATATATGGAACAGATATAAAGAACACTTGGGAAGTAGGCCCTCATGGGGATTTCAAAACTGTATCAGGAATACAGAATGCAGAACAGGCCGTATACAACCGATTGATGACGAAATATGATGAACTATACAAATTCTATGAGGGATACGGTAACCAGGACCACGAAGTAATCGGGGAAACTGATAAGGCCATTGCAAAAAATAAACTCAAAATCTATACTGATAACTGTTTAAAACGTGAACCACGGGTGGAAAGAGTTGATAACATTTCAGTAACTTTTGAAAAAAATGTTTTCATTGTGGAAGCGGTTGTAAAATTCATCACTGAAAATGCAGTATCAAACTTAGTGTTCAACCTGGAGAGATTATCATGACTGATGACGAGTTCACAACCATAGATGGACTTAAAATTAAAAGGTCCGAAATAGTACAACGGATGGTAGATTACTACAAAACAGCTTTTAATGAAGGTAATACTCAAATAACAGATTTCAACGTGGGCAGTGAAGCAAGAAACATTATAGAATCTGTAAGTATCCCCACCTATGAACTAAGATATTGGATTGAATTCATGATCCTCCAAACTTTCCCACAATTTGCAGTGAAGGGTTACCTGGATCTCCTGGGAGTGATGTTCAATTGCTACAGGAAAAATGCAGTTAAGGCCACTGGCTATGTGACATTTACCACACCCGGAGTGAAAAGTTACAATATCACAGTACCTAAGGTGACATTGGTAAAGACGGGTGGGGTGGATGGGATTTATTTTTTAATTACTGAACAGGTGATATTAACCTCAGGGAATCTTTCAATCACTGCACCTATAGAAGCATCAGTTGCAGGTACTTCTGGAAATGTGAATGCAGGCACAATTGATGAATTACCCAACCCGGTTGATGACTTGAGTGTGACAAATGCAGCTGCTACTACTGGTGGATCTAATGAAGAAGATGATGATACATTCCGTGCACGAATATTAGAAGCTGGCAAAAGTGGTCAAATAGGTACAGAAGCATGGTTTAAAAGTAAAGCAGAGAGCATCACTGGAGTTCATGATGCAAAAGTCATCACCAACCCTGATGGTGAAGAATACAATGTAAAAATCCTAGTAAATGGGATTGATACTCCTACTCCCGATGAAGTTATTAATGCTGTTTTAGCATTACTCACAGATGATGATAATAAAGTTGCTGGACTGAAAATAACAGTGACAAGACCGAATTATATTCAGACACCTATAACTGCTACAATAACATTAGTTGAAGGTTACAATTGGAATACAGTAAAAGCAAACATAGAATCTAATTTAAATTGTTATTTTAATGGTGGAACCACTACTTATGGAACTACTTATCCTGGGATGATTATCGATGGAGAATTAATCAGAACACAAGTAATGCAAATCATCAATAACACAGATGGCGTTCTTGATTATAATCTTACAGCACCAAGTTCTAATGTCACAACAACAGAATCAGATGAGGTTCAACTCGGACTTATCACCTTAACCGAGGTGTAAAATATGAGTAAATATGGTGTTTTGATTCGTGAACAGTTCCCAGAACGATCCCCTGTTCATGAAGATGACAATCCTCTGAGGGAACTCATCGAAGAAGGAATAGGTCATGAATTTGACCAAATTGAATCTGACTTATTCACTGCAAGTGATTCAAGATTTCTTTTAACAGCAAACGAAACAACACTTGAATTATTCCGCGAATGGTTCGGAGTACCGAAACGAGACATCACACTAGAAGAATACAGAGCTTTCATTATCGCAGTTAAAACAGCAAATATCACAATAACCGGGATTAAAAAAGTAATCGGGAATATTTTAAACATTGAATCATCCCAAATCATCGTAATAGATGGAAGTGGCCGGGCATGTAAAGCAGGAATCACAGTAGCAGCTGATCATTACACAGGAACACCTTGTAAATTCGCAGGCCGATATTCAGAAAGTCCCGGTGTAGTGACAGTTCGAATCCCAGAAGGCGAAGATCTAACTCTTGTAGAATCTGTGATTAATCAACTGGTCCTGGCCAGTGTAACAGTTTACCTTGAAGAATATGTGTAAATGGAGGTTTTTGTTTTGATAGATTATGAACGTTTGAAATTAAAAGTAACAGGTGATATATCACCTGAACTGCGTGAACATTTTGATATTGACACGATAGTTCACAATGCTGTTGAAAAGAATGGTGTGATAACTGTGCAAAGCTCTGAATTCTGGTTTAAATATGATGCAGAAACCTACGTCCAACTAGGTGGAGGAGGAGGTATAAGCAATGACTAATAATTTCATCAAAGCTGGAGATGATTTCTACGCTGAAAGCTATAATGGGGCTATTGCTTTATTCACTTTCGGAAAACCTGAAATCACACTAGAATTACCAACAGATTATGAAGCAAGTAATTTCTTATCTGGTCTAAATAAATGCGCATTTGTTCTTGTAAATTTAATTCTTGCAGATACTGAGATATACAACAATAAAATAAGATTACAAACAGGAAAAACAACCGGAACGGCCACATTCAGAGTATACCCAAATTTTGAACCACTCAAACAGTGGTTACAAGCATTATGGACTGCTACAAAGACAACAGGAACAATAACCTGTGATGTGTATAAAGGCTTGAGTGGTGAAACATTAGTTAAATCAAATATCAGCAATCCAGAGGATTTATCAACTAGTGGTCTGGGCTTAGAGTATGTTGATTTCAAATTTACACTAACCGAAGTTTCTGGAAACAGGCCAACGTTAGATACTCTTGATTTGAAATGGAAAGGAGGAATGTAGTTTGAAAATTATATTTGACCCAGATGAGTTCTTCACCCCAATGGATCTGATATCAAAAATTGCTGAAAGCGATGGTGCTGGAAGTGGCCTTGATGCGGATCTCCTGGATGGCCAGCATGGATCTTATTATCTCCCAGCTTCAACTTATACAGCTTCTGACATTCTAACAAAACTTTTAGGAGTAGATGGATCTGGAAGTGGCCTTGATGCTGATAAACTGGACGGAGTTGAACTAGCTAAGATACTTGCCCTGGGTGCAACAATCCCAGGAAGTGCAAATTTAAATTCATATGATTCAACAGGATTATATCATCAACCTAGTACTACAAATGCAGGCACAGGTTCAAATTATCCGGTGGCCCTGGCAGGAATGCTTGAAGTCATCGCGGATGGCTCATTAATATATCAAAAATACACAACATATGATTCTGCTCACAATATCTATGTGCGAGTATGTGACAATGGTACCTGGTACAGCTGGACCCGGGTCCTTGACACTGCTGACCTGACAACAATAAATAATAATTTAGCTTTAAAACTTAATGCTGCTACATATACAGCAGCAGATATCCTAGCAAAACTATTAACGGTGGATGGTCCTGGTAGTGGCCTTGATGCTGATAAACTAGATGGGATCCAATACAGTGCAATTGAAAGCGCAATTAATGCAAAACTAGCAGCATCAATTTACACAGCTGCGGATATTCTAACAAAAATCAAAACTGTTGATGGTCCCACCAGCGGCCTTAATGCGGACCTCCTGGATGGCCGGGAAGGATCGTATTACATGCCACTTTCAAGTTATACAGCAGCTGATATCCTGACAAAATTACTTACAGTTGATGGTCCTGGAACTGGCCTTAATGCGGATCTACTAGATGGGGCACATGCTTCAGCAACCGGGGGCACAGCAAGTGCAATAGTACAGGCCAGGGCTGGAGGAACAATCAGTCCAGATTATCTGCCTGGATTTGCTGATGAAGATGGAACATTCAGAATACCAAAAAGAGTAGAAAAGAAAACAATCAGTTCGGGTAGTCCTGTAACAAGTTCAACATTCTCAAATCTCGATGGAAATTCAGCAGAGGATTATATACTCAAATACAGACTCTACAAAAATGGAACTGGAGATGTAACTTTTCTTATACGATTTAACGCTGATTCTGACTATCACTATTCAAGCAGAGTTAAAACCTATATAGACAATGGTGGAAGTCTCATTGAAGATCCAGCCTCACTTAGTCAGCAAATACTAAGAATCGGTCAGACGAAATGGTCAGCTGTGAACTGGCTGAAAGGCAAAGTTGAAATAGCTGCAAAATCAGGAGCACCCAGATTTGTTGAAGGACGGTCTCAGTTTTATGCCAGTTTATCTCAGTCAGGAAATGATATTTTCTCAGGATTCTGGGACAACTCAGCAGACAACATCACCAGCATGACCATACTCAATACTGGGGGAAACAGTTTCTATGGAACTATAGAACTCTTAAAACTTGTTGATTTGGTAATTTCTTAAATAATTCTATTTTAAAATTAGTTGAACTGATTAGCGAACGCTCTAAAAAAAGGAGGCAAAAAATCATGGAATATAGGGATCCATCAATAGCAAATGAAGGCGATAACTCAGATAATAGGAGAGTAAAAGGAGACAGTTTTGGCCCTAATGGGAATGTTAGAATTAAGGACACATCTGGAAATGTAGTAAACCCTCCACGTGAAAAAGTATTAATAGCCTGTTTAACTCCTGCAAGTCTCGCAACAAATGTTTATACGGTCACAGGTGACCCTGCAACCAAACTAGAAGTAATCAACGATGGGGCCGGGGACATGACTGTGACTGTTACAGATAACGGAACCGATAAAACCAAAGTCCTGAAACCGGACGATGTGTGGGATCCTGATTTAACCTCACTCACTGAAATCACATTCAGTGCCGGGGCCGTGTTCCGTGCTGACCTTCTGAGGTGAACAAAATATGATTCCAAGTATTAAACAGGATTTTGAAAACCTTTTATCTGAGGATGTTTTTAAAGAAGCAGCCTTGGAACAGTTACAAAACCTTCAGGATTTTGATGATCGTACAGTCACCAGGGCCACCAATCCAGTGAACCCTAATGATCCCAACTCAGAATTTGAAACTGAGGAAATAGAAAACCCAAATCCTCTGCATAAACAGAAAGGTTTTGAGGAATGGATGGATGTGGTGCGATTAAATGCACAGGCCCGGGAAGTTAAAGTTTCGGAACTCACCGACCAATATCCGGAGGAAGAGATTGAAGCGGCTGTGGTGGTGTTAACATGATTGGTAAAGCTCCCCGAACAGATTACATTGAATTAGTCCCTGAAAGAGACAGGCGTTTAATTTATCCTCATGCAACTGATAAAGATAAAATCATCTTAAAAGGAGCTACAAATGGTCCATTCAAGATAAGAACGAATGATGGTGCTGTCTGGCTAGATGAAGATATTGTGGTTGGCTCTGCTGACCTTGACACCGGGAGCATAGAAGCCGGGAAGGACTACAATCTCTATGCTTGTTATGATGAAGGACACCTTGATGTGAAGTACAGCTTAGCATCTACCTATCCATCTGGGTACACGGCTGATAACAGTATCCGGGCTGGAGGATTCCACACACTATGTGCCAATGTTGGTACAATTTCAGGACATTCATTATCAGGATATCTGGCAGGCCACATACTCCCAAACAGTGTATGGGATTTAAGACACCGGGCCCGGAACCTGGACAACAGGGGAATGATCTATGATGATTTATTACAACTCTGGATCCAGATCTACCTAGCCAGTGATGATGGAGCTAGTGGAGTTCAAAGCGTAAATGGAGCAACAATCCTAGACACAATCGACTGGAATGCTTTTGTTGAACGAGCCGGGAAAGTAGGAATGCGAATGCTTACAGAC